CGTCCGACATCATCCGTCAACTGACGGAGGATGTCGGACGAAATCGCCGTCTCCAGGTCGGCTTGGGCGCAGTAGGCCATGGTGGAACCCCATCAAACGAAAGGGGCGGCGGCAGGAGGTCTCCCACCGCCGCCCCGGTTTGCAACTGGCCCGGCCAAGGATCTTACGTCAGCGTGTCCGTAAGGAGGTAGCCGGCGTCGGCCGCCACGACCTTCTGCGTGTCGTTGATCGACTGCCGCACGACCTGCCCGCGGCGCTTGAAGTCCGCGTACCGCTCGGTCATCCAGGTCTGCCAGGTGAACTGGTAGCCCCAGGACACGACCTTGATGCCGGGCTTCGGCGCGACGTAGCCGATCCAGACGTCGTCTCCCCACACGTCGGCCAGAACGTCCGGCTGCCCCTCCACCGCGGTGTTCTCCAGAGCGCCGGCGATGCGGACGTTGGCGACCTCGAAGATGCTGGCCATGAGTTTCGACGTGACAACGCCGATCTGCGTGTACTTGATCCGGTCGGTGAAGTCGGGGTGGTCCTTCAGGGTTTCGTAGACGCTCCAGGGAAAGATCACCGTGTTCGGCCTCTTGGCGATCCTTCCGCGCACCGAAATGATGCCGGCCTTCACGTCGCCGATGGGATCGGAGTTGGCGTAATCGTCCCACTTGTCGGCCGGCGACGCCGTGCCGCCGTTGTTGGCGACGGTGCGGATCGCCGTGGCGACTCGCTTCTCCGCCTTGATCCGCAGCCGCTCGACGAGGTCGAAGGTCGCGTCGCGCATCGGGTCGATGGGCGCGTCCGCGTTCTTCACGTCGTCGTTATCGACGAACTCTTCCAGCGCGCGCCGGACGCACGCGTAGGAATCGTCGGAGATGCGGAGCTGCACCTCGTGCGGCTCCGTGCCCCGCGCCCAGAGGTCGTCTTCGCCCGTGCGGAAGTTCGACTTGTCGTAGACGTAGTATTTGTCCGACTCCTTGGCGACCTTGACGCGCGGCATGACCAGGTCCGCGATCATCTCCTCGTTCTGGTAGCCGATCGCCAGCTTGGTCAGCGCGGCGTCGATGTGGATGGTTCCGATGATGTTGCTCGGCATGACTCATACTCCTTGAGAAAAGTTCAGATGGCCGTCGAAGAAAAAGAAACCGAATCTCCCCTTCCTCGTTACGGCATCTTGAAGCCGGGAGGGAGCAGGAACGCCTCGATGATGTCGTTGATGCCCGTGGACGCCTCGTAGGCGCGGGCGCCGCAGATGTCGCCGGAAGCCGCCTTGATGCCCCGGCCTTCCGCGTCGCTCTTGAGGAAGTCCCCGAGAACGATGGGGGTGCCGCCCCCGTTCACGACCACCTTGGACGTGCCGATCTGCGCGAGCTCGACCCCGAGGTCGGCCGCGGTCGGGGCGTTCTGGATGACGCCGTCCACCGTCACGCCGGCGCCGGCGAGGCTGATCTTGCCGTTGGTGCCCTTCACGCCGAAGCGGAATTGGCTGGTCGCCAGCGAAGCGTTCGCCGGGTGCGTCATGGAAAAAATGGTCTTCTGAGCGGCCATGTTACTTCTCCTTGTGTTTCGTTTCAATCCGCTCTGCGCTTTGCGCCGCGGAGTAATTCACCGCTCGTCCCCCGCGCCATCACCGCTTGGAGCCGGAGCCCGGCACCAGGTTGCGGTTCTTCCGGGACGCGTCGCGCAGCGCCTCCGTGAAGGCCGTGGCGTGGTCCAGATCCTTGTACTTCGGGTCGGTCGCGACGGCCTTCTCGGCGAGCTGCACCAGCTCCGCCGAATCGTCCGCCACCTCGCTGTCCGTCCCGTTGAACCGCTCCCTGGTCGAGCCGCCGCCGGCGCCGCCGGTCTCGAGGGATTCCTCGCCCAGCGCGATCATCTGCGGAAGCTCGCGAAGGAACTCTTTGAACCACTGAAGCGGGCTCTCCTTTTTCGTCTCGGAGAACGCGACGACTCCGGACGCGTCGAGGCCTTCCATGAAGGCCACGATGCCCGAGTCGATCAGCTTCGGCGCGAGCTTCCCGTCCTCGGACAGGCTGCGGACGAAGGCCTGATGCTCGGCCCGCTCCTTCTCGCGCTGCTGCTTGACCATCGCCTCGGCCATGCCCTTGATCTTCTCGTCCTTCTTGGCGCCCGCCTCTTCGAGCTGCTTGGTGCGGGCCTGCAGCGCCTTGAGCTCTTCCACGATCTTTTCGTCGGCCATGTCGATCTCCTTTGAAGTCTTGGTTTCCGGCTCGGAATAATAGGTGGAAAAGCCGAGGCCCGCTCGCCCCTGCGACACTTCATCCAACGACACGATGTCCTGCAAATTCTTGACTTCCGGGATTTCCGCGCCCAGCAGTCCGATGTCCCGCAAGGTCAGGCCATGGTGCTTCCCCTGTCCGTCCACGTAGTCGTCGTAGAGCGTGACGGAGACGCGCTTGTACCTGCCCTTGTTGATCGCCGCCATGGCTAGGTCGGGAACGTCCTTGAGGTCGGCCTTGAGCTTGTCGCCCTCGCGGTACACCTTCTTGGCCCAGCCCAGCGCCGGCATGCCGCTGTTGGCGAGAATCTTCTGGCTCTTGTCATGGCCCAGCACCATCGGCGGCTCCAACTGCTCCCGGAGCTTGTTGAAGTTCTCCGCGACGTGGTCCAGGTCCGACTCGTCGAACCGCTTGCCCTTGTGGACGCCGGTGGCGAAGATCTCGATGCCGTTGAGTTCTCCGAAGGAGCGGAAACTCATCTTGACCTCCTGGAAGAACAGCGGGCACCCTTCGCGGATCGCATGCTCACACGTATACGCCGCCTTCGGCACCCCGCCTTCCGACAGGTTGAGCGACTTGGCGGGGCAGGTGGTGGCGTAAGCGCAAAGATTGATGGGCGCGGGTATGTCCTTCGCGTCCGTCATTCGGACGGGCGCGGGATACGGGTACTGCGAATTGTCCTTGGTGAACAGGAACGGAGCCCGCGCCCCGTTCTGGCATCGTCCGCGATTGCCGGCCGGCTTCTGGTACTCGCTCATCGGATACGGCATCGGGTACTTGTAAGGCATCTTGGACTTGCACTCCGGATCGTCCTCCCGACCCTCGCATCCGTCCGCGTCGTCGTTTTTCTGGTCCGGCTTGGCCTTCCGGTCGGCTTCGGCTTTGTCGGCCGCGGCCTTGGCGGCGGCGTCGCCGTCCGCTTTCAGCGTTTCCCCGCTACCACCCGCAGAATCCGACCCGTCGTCCCCCTCCGGCGCCATCTGGCCGTCTTCCTTCCCGTCTTCCGGCTTCCCGTAGGAGTCCACCTTTGCCAGAATCTCTTCCTTCGTCACCCCGGCCGGCAAATCGACTCCGCCGCGCGCGCCGCTCAACGCGCCCCGGATCGCGGACAGCGCGGCCGGAACCGCCTTGAGTTCGCCGTCGATCACGTCCGCGTAGGGGAGTTTGTACCCATCGAGGCTTTCTTTGTTAGCCGAGTCGACCGACATGAACGCCTTCGCGTACTTCTCCCAGTCCATCTTCTCCTTGTCGCCGCTGCCATCGCTGGAGGCCCACGCCTGCAACCGCTGCTCGGCGGCGGCGCCATCCCACTCCTGCGATTTGTCGGCGAGAGGAAGTCCAGGCATCAGAGTTCTCCATGACCAGCGTCTGGCGCATTAATGTATAGGACAACCGCCCCATCAATGTCAAGCGTCTTTTTGAGAAATATTACAGATTTACCGCCGGCTCGTGGATCGACTCCATCACCAGCGTCGCCGGGGTGTCCACCACCGTGCTTTTGACCCGCACCGTGACCTCCGCCCACGGACCCGCGATGTCGGCCAGATTGACCAGCGTGTCCGCCGCCAGCGCCGCCGGCGCCACAATCTCCTGCTCCAGAGATCCGCCGGTCACGCGCTTCGCCATCACCTGGTACGTCAAGCCATTGGCGAGATCCGTGTTCTTCAGGGCAATCTTGAAGTTCTTGCCGCGCTTGAGCGTGGAATCGGTGGCGGCGTCGTAGTCGTTCTCGGTCGTGATCGGCCCGAACGACTTCTCGGAAATGGCGATGCGGGTTACGCTCATGGACGGCTCCTTGAATGCGGATCAGGACGACGAAGGCTTGAAATTTGAAACCAGAATCTCCTTGCGAACCAGCCCCTTGGAAAAGGAGGACCGGCTTTCCATCTGACTTCTCACCGCGATCGGCCGGATATTCCAGCCGGAGAACTCCTCGCGATGAGAAGGAGTGTCGTCATAGGACAGCAACACTGTCCGGCTCTATTTCCCGGAACCTCAAAAGGCTCATGGCGCCCCCTTCACATGGCTCAGGATGGCCGTTGACAGGTATACCGCGGCCTCGTCCGAGGTGGGCGGCGACTTGAACTTCTCCTCGTACATCGCCTCCCACTTCGCCATGTTATGAGCGATCTCGGTGGGGTACGATACATTGTCCCGAGACTCGCAGAAGTCCAAGATCTCCCGCCACGCGCTTTTGAGGGACCGCACATCCCCGTTGCCGGCCTCGTTCCGCGCCTTCCGGCGCCGGTGCTCAACATACCGGAGGAACTGGCCCGCCGGCCCCTGGGCCCCCGAGAAGGGCTGCTGGTCCGGCGTGACCTGCTCGACCGACGGCGGGTTGCGCCGGTACTTCCGGTAGAAGTAGTCGTTGCTCATCGGCACGTTCAAGTCAACCCGCAGTGCCTTGTCGATTTCCAGATCCGTCAAATCCCGGTCGTCGTCCGCAATGTCGAAGACCAGGTTGGGATACTGGTCCACATTGAAGTTGAACCAGCCCAAGTGCCGGATGATCTGCCGGTCGATGTCCTGCTCCAGGTCGTGCGCCAGCCGCTCCACCGCCATCTGCGTGACCTTGCGACCTTCGCGAGACGAAACGCGGGAGCCGACGCGCTTCCCTTCCTCGACCGGCTGAAACGACAGCAGAATCCCCACGAGGATTTCCTTGTTGAGGTCGGCGATCGCCCGCTCGTACTCGGTCTGCTTGCCCAGCGTCGCAATCTCCAGCGCCTTGACCACGATGTCGTTCGGAATCGTCATCACGCTTTCGGTCTGCATCGTCTTGAGGATCTTCAGGAGCTCCTTGCGCTTGGCGTCGCTCGTGCCCGGAGGGAAGTAACCGAGGACGGGCGGCATGCCGAACCGTTCCAGGTACAGCGCCCGGAACTTCCAGACCAGATCCTTGATGAAGAACGCCCGGTACGCCGCGCGCAGGTCGCTCATGCCGTACGGATTTTCGTACCGGGGCCGGTGCGAGAAGATGAAGAACTTGTGAGGGGGGTGTTCCTCCGACGTGAAGCGCGACGTCACCGCCTTCACGCGGCTGAACTTGTCCAGACGGAACTCGTAAACCGCGGGATCCTTCGAGGCCAGACGGTCAATCCCCCACTTGCCCCGGTACTTCCCCTGCGGGATGCGACCATACACCTTTTCCACGATCGAGTATCCGCAGTCGAGCGCGTCCATCGCCGACTCCAGGAACCGGCTGAAGGGGTGCTGCATCGTCGTGAACACCGTCTGGAAGAAGACGGCGATCTCCACGTCCCGCGGATCGCTTGAAGCCGGCTGCACCGACCACGGCATGGCCAGCACCGCGCTTTTCTTGAACTCCATCCCGGCTTTCACGTACGGGTCGCGCACCATGTCCTGGTACAGCTTGACGCCCTTGCCCTTGTTCTGGGTCAGCTCGTCCGGGTTGAAATTCAGGAGTTCAGAGCCTTCCACGAAGGCTCCGCTCTCCACGACCTCGAACGAGAGATCCGCCAATTGCCGGGTCATCGAGACCGCCACCGACGGTTCCGCTCTCTCGTCAATCGCCAGGTCCGGCTTGCCGGGGTCGCCCATGGTCAATCCTTCTCTGGGACGGCGATCAGATGAAATCCGCAACAGCCGCACACGTACTCGACCGGAGGCTGATCTTTTCGGTAATCGTTAGCTACATAACGAACCCAGCACTCGGGACAGCGAAACACCCCCACCTCAATCGTGGAATCCAGGATCAGGCTCACCGCCGGACGCAGAGGGACCACCGACCCCGAGAATTTCGGGGTGGACGCCTCACCAGACGGGAGCGGAGAAATCGTAAGACCCGCCATCGGATTCGTCCCATTTGTCCAAGAGAACCTTCGCCACCGGCAGTTTCTCGCCCGAACTCTCCACCTGTTCCGTATGCAGAGATCCGCTGAAACACTGCACCGCGCGCTTCACGCCCCCCAACGCCGCGTCCACGTCGTCGTCCTTCTGGCCTTCCTTCCCCGTGAACCGCCCCATCCGCTTCGCCAACTTCTCGCATTCGGAATTCTGCGCAAACCACACATGCCCTCGCGAAAACCACGGCGAAAGAATCCGGGCCCGCTCCCGCTTGCTCATGGCCGGCGACCACGTCTCCACCGGAATTCCCCACGACGGCTCGATCGACTGACTGACATAAACCTCAAAACTCACGGCCTGCAAAAACTCCACGTCCGCGACGTACATCCGATGCGTCTCCCGAATGGTATCGGCCACGCCTTGAATCGTCAAGCCCTGGTATTCCTTCGAGGCAATGAACACCAGTCGCCGATGCTCCGGGAACACGTCGATGACCGCGTTTGCCGTGCGGTCGCTGTTGGCTCGTTTACCCGGAGCGAAGTCCCATGACGAAATGCGAACGGACCCTCGCACGGGATGGGGACAGAACTGCGTCAGCCATTTCGGGTCCAGCACCATGTCCGTCTCGGACACCACCCGATTCTGCATGCCGCGACGGAACGATTCCTCGTCCGCCGACAACGCCTTCTCCAGCGCCGACCGGTTCCACCGCTCCGGCCATACGGGATCCAGCGCGTCGTTGATCGAGTCGTTCCGAAAGTGCCACTGCTCGTTCTTCATGATCTCGTTCGTGAGATCTTCCTCATCCCACATGGTGTTGATGTACCAAGCGCGGCCCTCCGGCGCCAGCGTCTTCATCCAGACGTGCCAGAAGAACTTCTTGACCTTGCCTCGATTCTCGGGATTCATCACCGCGTTTCGCATGTCCACCACGTCGTCGAACACGATCAGGTCCGCTCGTCCACCCGAGCCGGCCGTGAGAATCCCATGCGCCGACAGCGACGAATCCTTGATCTGGCTTCGCCGGAGAATCGTGAAGGACTGCGTCGTCCAGTCGTCGGCGTGAGGATGCGGCACCAAATGCGGAAACACCATTCGCAGCCGCTTGTTGTGCTGGATCATGTGACGGAACGCGAACACGCGATCCGCCGCCAAGTCGTCCGAGCACGAAATGTACTTGACCAGCAGCTCCGGATTTCGGCCCAGCTCCCATAGCACCCGCAGCATCATCTGCGTGGTCTTGCCGTGGAACTGCGGCGCGATGATGCCGGCCCACTGGTGAGCGTCGAGATGCCTTTGCCACGTCAGATGCAGCGGGGCCTGACCCAGGAACCGGCTATCCATAGACGGGCCGATGAAGTCCGCGAAGATGTTGAAATCCACGCGGGAGGCGTGAATCAGGTTTCGCACCCGTTGCGCCTGTTCAGGGGACAGGGGCGGGCGCCGGGCTCCCATTTGCGCCGCCAGCATGGGCTCTATTCCTCATCTCGAGGACGCGCGCAGCCCGCTCCGCCACTTCCACCAGACCCATCGACCGAGGCGCTCCATCGTGAACCTGCATCGACGCCGCCTCCGTGGGCTCACCCATCACGTCCGCCAGGGCGTCGTAAGCCTCGTCCCCGTCCATCTGACCCGTCTGCGTGGCCTTGATGATCGCGCTCAACTTCAAGATCAGGTACTTGGAGTCAAAAGCCTTGATGGCGACGCGGGCCACCGAAAGGAGACCGCGGGCCTTCTGCGTGTCCACCACGCCCAACACCACCGCCTTGCCCAGTTCCCTCGTGAACACGATCACGTCGTCGATCGACTTCCAGTCGCACTTGTCCGCCAGGTTGATCAGTTTCGCCACCGACGCCTGAGCCTTTTCCTCGCAGGCGCTCTGAAAGTCCAGCTTGTCCTGCTTCCTCTTCGCCACCTTCCGCTTCTTCGCGATGTCCATGTGCGGCCGGCAGAACGGGCCGCGGTCGCACCACTTCTCGTTCGTGCAGGTCGCCTTCGTGACAGGGTCCTTGAACTCGCAGACGCCCCAGCCAGCGGCCGGGCGCCCCTCCGTCTTGTAAAGCGTGGACCAGTTCGGCGTCTTGAACTTCGGGTCCGGCTTCTCTTCGACTTCCGCCATGTCTCACTTTTCCGAAGAATGTCGGGGGGGAGTGCCCGGCCCCGGATCCGGAAGGCAGTACCACCCAGCGGGGATATCGACCACGGCTTCGACCTCATCCCCCCGAGCATCAGCGATCCACACCTTTACGGATCGCAGAGTCTCCCGGATTCTCACTGGCTCCCCGTTCGGGACGATGATCGAACGCGAGGCGCACCCGGCTGGCCAAGCGCTCGCGCAGATCGTCACGACGAGCGCCTTCTTCCACGCTGTCACGGAACGCCCTCCTGATCGCGGTCTCGAGGATGTCAACGATGTCAGGGCCGCACTCCTTGAGCGCGGCACCGACGAAGCGCCCGGTAATCGCGGCCAGCGCGGAAAGGCCAAGCATCCGTTACGCCTCCGGCGGCTTGATGCCCGCCTTCTCGCTGGACACGTTATGGTCCCGAGCCGCAATGAGACCGAGGCTCGTGGCCGCGAGAGTGACGAACGTGGACCACTGGGGGAGCGTGGACGGATCGTTGTCGAGGTACGGCTGGACCACCAGCGTCAGCGCCGCCGCGATCAGGCCCACGATGCCGCCGGCACTGGTCTTCCATGAGGTCTTGAACATCGCCTTCTCCTTGAAATCAGTGCTTCGATCCGCTGAACAGATACTTGAGCAGTTCCATCCCGCCGACGATCAGGCTCATCACGATTCCGAAGACCGTCCATTGCGCCCGCCGATCTCCCTTCGTCTCTTCCTTCAGCGCCTTCACGTCGGGGCATGGCGCGGCGGGATGGGCCCCCGGACACGGCGCCGACGCATGCATCGCGAACGCCTGACGGATGCTGGCGGTCTCCCGCTGACACTCCATCTGGGAATCCGTGATCCGTGAATGGATGGACGAGAACTTACCGTCCAGCCAGTTCCGGTCTTCCGGGTCGAGTCCCATGGGCGAATTCCCTTAACCCGTGGGGTTACTGCAATCCGAGCGGTTGCGCCGCGGCGCGCGCGGCCTTCTCGGCCTCGTCGCGCTCGTAGCCGAGAGTGAAGTCCTCGATGTACTTCGCACTGACGCGCCGGACCCATTCGGCATCGCTCACGGCCACCGCCGGGTCGCCAGTCTCCGGGCGCACCATCCCGCGCCCCTCGAAGGCCGCGATGACGCGGGCGAGTTTCGCGTCCGTGAACGCCTGCGTCACGTCCACCGCCCACACCGACGCCACCAGCGCCATCACCGTCAGCATCGTGAAGAGTGCCTTACGCATCGTCTTCCTCCTTGGCGGACAGCGCCGCCACCACGAAAAACAAACCGGACAACAAAAGACAAAGGGCGAATTGCGGATCGGGCTCCATCTACGGCACCGTCCACGCGGGGATCGCGTAGTTCGTCCCGTTGATCGTCACGCGCAACCAGAAGGCCGGGTCCCCGGTCGTCGGCGAGTTCGTCAAGGTTCCCCCGTTCGCCCCGGCCGCGTCCGTCTGCCCGATGGGGTTGAGTCCGTTGTCCGTGCTGTACTCCACCGCTCCCGTGATGCTCAACTTCTTTGCCGGCACCGCGCTCCCGATCCCGACGTTGCCGGTCCCGCCCGTCAAGGTGAAGACCAGATTTCCCGCGCCCGTCTCCTGCGCCTCCGCGTAGATCGCCGCCGTGTTGCTGACACGAATTTGCGGGTTGCTCGCATGGAACACATCCAATTGCCGCCCCGGAAGCGTCGAACCGATGCCGACGTTCCCCGTGGTCGTGATGTTGCCGCCGCTCGCCGTGATGGCAAGATTGCCCGCGCTTCCCGTCTGCAAGTCCGTGTAGTTCACCCCGTCCGTCTGCGTCAGACGCATCTGCGGGTTGGCACTGTCAAGAACGTCAAGGAGGCGGTCGGGGCCGGTAGCCCCGATGCCGACGTTGCCCGCATTCGTTATCCGCATCCGTTCGGCCATCGCCGCGCCACCACTTCCGTCGGGGGTCGTGGAGAAAACGATCCGACCAGGCATATCGGAGGTTCCGGGGGTGCCGTCCGACGCGAACTGAATCGCCGCCGCCCGCTGATAGGATGCGCCGTCCGCGCCATACGCCTCAATCTGAAACAGCCCATCCCCTGACACAACAACAGTATTGGCGTCGCTTCCGACTCCCCGAGTTTTCATCCCCGCGAGAAAGGCGGGCGAGGTATTGGCTCCATTGCCCACCAGGGCGGCATGGTAATTAGAGATGCCTGACGATAAGGCTCCCAATTTCACGCCCCCCAGCGTCCCCGTAACGTCCCCGTCGAAATCATCGTTGGCGCTTCCCACGACCACTCGCGACGCCGTGGCCGAAAAGAGATTTCCAGCTTGCGTGATGCGCCACCGCTCCAGCATCCCTAAACTCCCGCTTCCGTCGGGGGTCGTGGAAAATACGATCCGGCCCGGCATGTCAACATTTCCGGGAACCCCATCAACCTCCATCTCGATCGCGGCCAGGCGTTGATACGCGGCTCCGTCCGCCGCGTAACCCTCCCAGCGCCCTACGGAGTCGCCGTTCAAAACAATGGAATCTGCATCGGTGCCGTCACTCCGTGTTTTGAGGGAGGCGATTACGGCTCCTTCCGTATTCGCGGAATTGCCGATCCAAGATTGGTGATAATTCATCGTCGCATTGGAAGCGATATTGAGCTTCACGTTTCCGAGAACGCCGGAAATGTCGGCATCAATCGACGCCGTGCCGATCCCCACATTGTCACTAAGCGTGGTCAAATAAACGAAAGTCCCTCCGTCCGTCCAGCCACTCGCCGCCGCGACCGAACTCCACGTCAATACGCCCACGCCGTCCGTCGTCAGGAGTTGCCCGCTCGTCCCGTCGTCTACGGGAAGCGTGTACGACGCCGACGAAGAGGCCGACGCCGACGCCGTGAACGTGGACGCGAAGGCGTTGCTCGCATGGTAAAACGCAAGGCTCCCCGTCGTCGTCGAAGGATCGCCCACCTGCGCCGCCCCGTTGACGTGGAGCAGGATGTCCGGAGAAGTCGTGCCGATCCCCACCAATCCCGCGCTCGTAATCCGCATGGTCTCTGTCGGCGTCCCATCGCTCTGGAACACGATGTCCCCGTCTGTCGCGTGACTCGTCGCCCGAAGCGTCAGGTCGTCCCCGGAGGCCGTCCCGCCGATCATCGTTTGCCCGCCGATCACGCCGTCCAATAGCGCCAACGTCCCGGTCGCGGCGGGAAAGGTGGCCGTCTGCGTCGTGCCGGGGATTCCCAGTGAATACACCGTGGCTCCGCCAGGAAGATTGACCTGCAAAACACCGAGGGTGCCATCGCCCCGTTCAATCCGGAATGGATTCCCCACCGTTCCAGAAAAATTCAGGACTCCATTCTGCGTCCCCGTTCCGTTGAAAAACGAGATCTCGCTGTTGGGGGCATCCACTCGGATGGCTCCCACATTGTCCGCCTGCGCTCCGACGACATGGAGTTTCGAGGCCGGCGTTGCCGTGCCGATCCCCACGTTGTCCGTGATCGTCGTCAGCCGCACGTCCGCCCCGTCGTCCGTCCATCCGGACGAGCCCACCACGATGTCGGAAAGGAACGCCACCGTGCCATCCGCGTCCTGAAACGTGTACGTCCGATCCGCCGTCGTCGTCGCCGTGAACAGCGCCACGTTCCCGCTCGCCATCGCCCCAAATCCGAAGGAGTACGAACGCGTCAGAGGAAACGTCGAAGTGAACCGGAGACCGGGGACGTTCGTCGCGTCGTTCAGGATTTGCGTCAGTTGCGAGTTGCCCGTCACGTACGGCGAGAGGATCGACGCGCCGGCGCTGAAAGTCTGGTTCCCGCTCCACGTCTGCGCCGTCTCGATCATCGCCACCGTCCGCAACGAACCACTGGCGTAAATCGTCAACTTCTGCCCGTTGCGCTGGAACGCACCTTCCAGCGAAGCATCCACCGTCTGGTCTCCCATAATCAGCGGCGGGTAAAGCTCGAGGCGGTCCTTCAACGCCCTCACGACCGTCGTATCCACCGCCACGTTCCCGTCATGGATGATCAGGTCCACCTGACCGTCCACGTCCGAGCCGTACAGCGTCGGAGAGGAAAACTGAAAACCCGAAGCCAGCCGGTACGCTCCATCGACGTAGCCGCTCGCCGTGAGGGTGCCCACCGTGTCCGTCGCCAGGATGTCCGTCGGCGCATCCTGCGTCCCGCGGGACCGCAGGAAGTTCAGCGACCCGTCGTCCGTCGCGTGCGACACCGAAATCAGAAACGACGCCTGCTCCGCGTCCAGGGCGTCGCTCAACAGCTGCGCCCGGCCGCGCGCCGTCAACGCGAACGTCGTGTAATTCCCCGGCGCCGTGCCGATCCCCACGTTCCCGATCGAGTACAGCGGATCCGACAACACGATGTTCCCCGGCGTCACGTGCGACGTGGATTGCAACGTCAAATTTTCCGAGGCCCCCGTGCCTCCGTTGAGCGTCTGCCCCCCGGCTTGCCCGTCCAGAATCGCCAAGTCGGACGAATCGAGGCTGTCCAGAGTCGCGGCGTTCACCGCCGTCACCGAAGACCCGTCTCCAGCAAAGGCCGTCGCCGTCACCGTCCCCGCCACTTCCAGCTTGCTCGACGGCGTCGCCGTCCCGATCCCCACGTTGTCGCCGATCGTCGTCAACCGCACGTCGGCGCCATCGTCGATCCACCCACTCGCCGCCGCCGCCGCCTCCCACGTCAGCGCACCGGCGCCGTCGTTCGTCAGGATCGTCCCCGCCCCCCCCGGCAAGGCCGGGAACGAATACTCCACATCGTTGATTCGGGTCAAATTCCCCAACAGGTCAACCCGAAAAGGGGAGTTAGACCCGACCGAAAACAACGCGGCTGGGATCGACGTCCCAAGCCCGATAGACCCCGTCTCCGTCAACCGCAGACGCTCCGTCGTGCCGTCCGTGAAAAACAGAATAGCCCCGTCCGTCGCGTGACTCGTAGCCTTCAGCGTCAGGCCATCCCCGGAGGCCGTGCCGCCCACCGCGCTCTGCCCCCCCGCCTTCCCCGCATCCCGGAAGAACTCGTACTCCGCGTGCCCCCCCAACCAGTCCGCGCTCGCCCCCGTGCCCAGACGCGGCGTTCCCTTCTCCCCTTCCGCCCAGAGCGCGACCGGAGCCGAAAGGAGCCCCCACAGCGCCAGCGCCGCGACCGTGAACTTCCACATATCAACGCCTCCTTGAATTCATCCGATCGCA